CCATCAACAATTGCTGTTCCATTTCTTTGAGCATATAAAACTCCGTCTTCTGGAATATTTAAAGTTTCAGTTTGGTTAGCACCAACCGCAACACTAATATAAACTTGTGTGTTAGTAGAAGAACTAACAGTTGTAGCATTTACTAAACCATTAATAACTGCTGTTCCTGAACTTCCTGTTGATTGAATCATATAACCACGAAGTCTTGTAGGTCCTGTAAAAAGAACTGCGTTTGTAGAACTTGTAACGACTGGTTTTACATCACTTTTGTAACTCATTTTTTCTCCTTATATTAATAGAGCTCCCGAAGGAGCTCCATTAAAAAATTAATTAAGCTGGTCCAACTTCACCTGGTTTACCATTATCACTAATTACGTAATAAATGATTACAGATGATGTAGAAGCAAGCGTAGAACCTGATACTCCAGCACCAAACACAGTTGAATTAACTGTAAATGGAGTTGTTGCGAAAGTTCCTAAATCATTACCAGCAAGAGCTGATTGAACGCCATTAGCACTTAATGCACTAGCGATTGAAGTAGAAGCTGCTTGCGCTGCTGTTGAAGTAGTTCCAAGATTTAATGCTTTGTCAGCTGTACCTGTTGCTGCGTGCACAACATCAGTAATTTGTGCTCCTGCTGGAAGAACGATTGCTCCTCCATTAATTCCTGTAACTGCAGAAAACACAGATGTTGAAGCATCTATAATTCCTTTAGCTGCAAGAACAACTGTTCCTGGGAATACGTTAGACTCTCTATTTTGTCCACCGTAAGATCTTACTACTCCTTGAAATGTAGTTTTTGCCATATTATTATCCTCCTAAATAATCCAATGTAGTCATTAGGCTGTCGACTATACGCGTCTACATCAGATGTTAATGTATAGTTGTATAAATATAGCTTAATTTTTCAGAAAGAGCAAGAGGTGGCTTATGTTTCTCTCACTTTTATTTCAAATATATAACTAGTTTAACTAGCTATAAATGCTGGATCTTCTTCTTCGCTTAAAACAAGGTTATTTTCTTGTCTAGCGACTTCAAGATCCTGTTGAAGAATTTGTCTTTTGACTTCCTTCAACTCTACGTCCAACCATTGCATGTCGGTCGTTAGTCTTCCCTGTTCAAGATAAGACTTGTTCCACTGTGATTCCAAGTCTATTTTCTTGGCCAGAAGTGATTGGGACAATGATGTCACGTTCAACCTCCTCATAGGTTATATAGAAAAAATTACTAATCTGTTTAAGACTAATTATTTTCTCTAATTGCTCTTTACTTGTTTTTCCCAGAAAGTCAAGTACTTTCTGATGTAAAGATTCGGTAGTATTTATGGGTTCAGATTCCAATGTAAATTGGATTTTAATGCCGTCTAGGAATACTTTTATTAGGTAAATTTTCATCTTCTCACGGATGTTATTATAATGAATTATAGGGCGAGTCAAGCTCGCCCTATAATAAAAGTTCTTACGATCCTGATGAACCGAAAGCGCCTCTTGGGTCTGACCAGCCGAAGCTGTATCTTTCCCTAGCTTTATATCTTACGTTGCCAGTTTCGAAATCTCCCTCCATAGAAGTTCTAATTGGAGATCTTTCGAAGTACTTTAAGCCATTTGGTACATCTGTAATGATGAAGAATGCATCAGAATCAGTTAAGTAATGGTTCACAACATAACCTTGTGGAATCATTCCTTTGTTTCTAATTGCATTGATATCATTGTCAG